ACAACATTTGCCACAGGTAAAAAATCGTGGGCAATCTCTGATAGATCAGGACAAAGATTTCCGTATGACGAAATGGTTACCGAGTGGAATGGATCATTCGTTCACACTTCAGAATACGAACCAAAGCAGCCTCAATTAGAACCAAAAGTACCAGGCAACGATCCACAAGGATTATTAAATGCAAGACCAGACAGAACAGAACCATTATCGGTTGTGTTATTAGCTTACAATCCTTTACTTGCAACTTCTGGAAGTTCTACAATTTTAGTTAATGAACCAGGTCATGAAAAGACAACAGGTAATCAAGTTGTATTTACAAGTGTAAGTGCAGCGAATGGATTTACACAAGCAGTATTAAATACAACAGTTGGATATTCAATAACTGTACTTAATACTAATCAATATAATTTTAATGTTAGTGGAACTGCAAATGCTAATGGATATTTTGGTAGTAGTAGAGTATCTGTAGGACCTGCTGCTGTTGCATTACCTAATAATGCTTTTGAAGTTACTGCTGGAAGTTCTACAATTACAGTAAATCAACCAAATCATGGAAAAATAACTGGTAATACTGTTAAATTTCAAAACTTAACTGTAGTTAATGCTTTTTTAACTTCTTCAGGATTTCAACAATCTGTCTTAACAACGTCAACAGGATATAGTATAACAGTTGTCAATCTAGACAATTATAGATTTAATGCATCATCAGGAACTGGTGCTATAAACACTACAATTGGCGGCGGATCGGCAACAGCACAGACAATATAATTATGGCACTTACATATTCACAATTAGTAACTCAAATTAGAAATTACACAGAAGTAGATAGCAATGGTTTATCTGATTCTACAGTTTCAGTTATTGTACAAAATACAGAAAATAGAATTTATAGAGAATTAAATATTGATGCTTTTAGATTATATGCATCAGCAGTAACTGTTGCAGGAACAACTACAATTTCTGTACCAGCAGGACTTCGTAATATTAGGTATGTTGAAATGATTTCTTCAACTGGAGAGATAGATACATTAGAACAAAAAGATAGTTCTTATATGGCAGAATTTAATAACTTTCCAAATTCTTCTACTTACTATGGTAAACCTAGAGTTTGGGCAAACTGGAATGATGTAACTTGGTTTGTAGCACCAACTCCTAGTACTACTTATACAATTAATATTGCTTATTATTCACAAGGAACTTCTATAACAGCTGGAAATTCAGCAACTTCAACTACTTATATATCTACTTATGCCCAAGATTTACTTCTTTACGGTTCTTTAGTAGAAGCATATAAATACTTGAAAGGTCCTGATAATATGATACAAGTCTACGAACAATCATATCAACAAGCGAGAGAATCTTTCGGTGTTGAACAAGCAGGTAGAAGAAGAAGAGACGAATATGTTGATGGCGAGCCACGAGTTGTGGTAGACTCTCCACCACCAGGAAAATAATTAAGGAGTTAATATGGCAAATTTAGTACCAGACAGTTTCAAAAAAGAACTTTTTCAAGCAACACACAATTTCAATACGCCAGCAGGAAACGTTTTCCAACTAGCATTATATTCAACTGTTACAGCTTTTACTTCAACAGGAACAACTGCATATACAGTTACTAATGAAGTTAGTGGTACAGGATATTCTGCAGGTGGAACAACTTTATCTAATTTAGGTGTATCAGTTTCTAACAACGTTTCGTTTGTAGATTTTACTGATGCAACTTTCTCAACTGCAACTATTACAGCTTCTTGCTGTTTAATTTATAATACAACTCAATCTAATAAAGCAGTTGTAGTTTTAGATTTCGGTGGAAGCAAAACTTCAACTAACGGCGACTTTACTATTCAGTTTCCAGCACCAAATTCTACGAGTGCAGTTTTAAGAATATCGTAATAATCTCGCCATAGGAATTATATGGCTACAGATACTTCATGGGGATACGAGGGGTGGAGTTCCTATTCATGGGGAGGACAATCTCAAGACGTTACAGTTTATGTAGGAGTTCAAGATGGATGGGGAAGATCTGTTTGGGGTTCTGGTGGTTTTGGTGCTTATGTAGCTGACGCTGATTTACAATTAAGTGCATTAACTGGAGATACTCAAGTTGCATTACCAGCAATTATTTCAGTTACAGGTTCACAAGCAAATATTGAAACTGGGACATTAGAATTTTCATTAGATCAAATTATAAATGTAACTACTAATTTATTAGCATTACAAACTGGTGATGCTGCGTTTTCACATTCTGAAATTCAAATCGCAACTGGTAATGAATTAAATATTGCAACTCCTCCAGTTTTTGATGGATGGGGATTAAATGCTTGGGGTGAATATCCTTGGGGTGGTGCTGAACCAATTGTTATTAGAGCTTCAGCTAATGTAGTATTATCATCTGTTGAGTTAGGTATTGCTACAGGTACATTAGAATTTTCTGGTAAAGCAACTGTTGATTTAATTGGTGAACAATTAACATTAACAATTAATAATGCAGTTATAGTTGCAAAAGCAAATGCTGGAACAACTACAAACTTATTAGACTTTTTAGTTCAGAATCCAAATATTATTGCAGGGGGTAATGTAACAGATGCAGTTGTTGGACAAGAATTAGATATTGGTGTTGGAACTGTTGGATTTAAAATTGATAATATAATTACTGCAACAGGATCAACTGTTCAAATAGCAACAGGTCAAGTTACAGTTGCTCTTCCTACAATTGTTGATGCAGTTGGATCTAGTGTAAGTTTATCTGTTGGCACAGCTACTGTAATTGCTAAAAACTTTATTGATGTAGATGGTAATGAAGTATCTATTTCTACAGGAACTCCTACTTTATCTTTAGGATTAGGAGTTACAACTACTGGATCTTCATTAAATGTTGAAACTGGTACTCCTACAATAGTATCTACTTATAAAGTTACAGGAAATGACATAAATATAGGGGTTGGAAATGTAAGTATTTCTACACAACAAGTAATACAACCTGTTGGAAGTTTATTGACAATAGGCACAGGAAACCTTATTGTGTATGGCTGGGTTATAATAGATCCTACAACAGGTCAGTCTTGGTCTGCAATAGATCCAACTACGGGTCAAGCTTGGAGCAATATAAATGCTACAACTTCTCAAACTTGGAACACTATAAATGCTACTACAACACAAACTTGGAGCACTATAAATGCATCAGGTGGTCAAACATGGATTAATTTACCATGATGACAAAACCTTAAAAAAGTGATAAGGAGATTATAATATGGCAAGTACATTTAGTAATTTAGGTTTAAACTTACAAGCAACTGGCGAAAACTCTGGAACATGGGGTGCCATTACCAACGTTAACCTACAAGAAATTGATAATGCGATTGCAGGTGTTGTTACTGTTACATTAACAGGAAATACAACTTTAGCTTTTACAACAAATTCATCTTCAACAACTTATACTGACGAAGCAGGTAGAAATAAAACAATTATTTTATCTGGTTCATTATCTGCAACAACAGTTACAGTAACTGTTCCAAATATAGAAAAAGATTATTACATCATAAACAATTCTGGAGGAACAGCAGTTATTTCTTCAGGAGGTTCTACAACTGTATCTATTGCAACAGGATCTAAAAATATCGTTGTTGTAAATCCAAGTGTAACTTCTGTAATATCTGCTTTACCAGCTGACCAAGTTAATTCACCTGGTGGAACTACAAATTCAATTCAATATAACTCTGCAGGTTCTTTTGCAGGTTCAACTAATTTTACATATGATGCAACTAACGTATCCATTCTAAATAATGGTGCTTTAAGATTATATAATACTGCAGGTACTTTTTATACTGGCTTAAAAGTAGCAGCAGGAGCAGCAGCTACAGCTACCTTTACTATACCATCTGTTGATGGTACAAATGGACAAGCTATAATTACCAACGGTTCTGGTACTTTAAGCTTTGGTAATGCTGGAATTACAGCTGGAAAATCTATTGCATTAACTCTAGTTTTCGGATAATAATCAACAAGGAGATATAAAATATGGCTAATCCAAATATAGTATCAGTAAACTCAATCTACGGTAATACAACTGTATTTGCTCTTACTACAACTCTTACAAACGTATTACTTTCTAATGCTACAGCATCGGGAAAAGTTTTAAAAATAGAATCTATCATGGTTGCTAACGTAACATCAGCAGCTACCAACGTTACAGTACAAATTCACACAGCAGCTAATGGAACAGCAGGAACTTCTTATTCATTCGCTAACGTAATTTCAGTTCCATCCAGCGCAACATTATCCGTGATCGACAAAAATAATACTTTCTACCTAATGGAAAATCAATCTATTGTTGGTGGAGCTAGTGCTAACTCAGCGTTACAAGTAGTTATTAGTTACGAAGATATAAGTTAATCGGAGGTTCGGGCTATGGCAAATGGCGGAATTATCGGACCAGTAAACGATCCTACAGCATTCAATGTAAGTTCAACTACACAATCATTTACAGCACCAGGAACTTTTACAGCTCAAACAGGGCAAACTAAAATTGATCTTTTAGTTATTGCAGGTGGAGGAGGTGGACAAGATTCTGCATCCTCAAGAGGAGGAGGTGGTGGTGGAGCAGGTGGTTTTAGACAATTTACATGTTTTTCAATTACACCAGCAGTATCAGTACCAGTTACAATTGGTGGTGGTGGAGCAGTAGGTTCAGCAGGAACAAATTCATCTTTTAATTTTCCAACAAATCCAATTACTTCATCAGGAGGAGGAAAAGGAGGTTCACCAGGAAGTCCACAAGCAGGTGGAGCAGGAGGTTCAGGAGGCGGAGCAGGATCTAAAGGACCAGGAACTCCAGTTGCATGTGCTGCATTAGGTGGAGCAGGTAATTCAGGAAGTTATACACCATCGGAAGGAAATCCAGGAGGAAATCAACCAAGTGCACCTACTGAATTAAGTCCAACAGTTGGATCAGGTGGTGGAGGAGCTGGTTATCCAGGTATGGGTACTTTTGGTAATACAAGAGGATCAGCAGGTGGATATGGAGTTGCAAGTTCTATTTCAGGATCACCTGTTCTTTATGGTGGAGGAGGTGGAGGTGGAGGACATGATTTAGGTGGAGCTGGAGGAGTTTTCCCTTGTAGTGTTTCAGGAACTCCATATGAAAATGGACCTCCTTTAGGTGGAGCAGGAAGAGGTGGAAGAAGTGGAACACCAGTAACAGCTGGATCAGCTAATACAGGCGGAGGCGGTGGAGGTGGTGCTAGATGTGGTGGTAGCGGAGCTGCAGGAGGATCAGGAATCATTATTGTAAAAACAAATCCAGCAAGCGGTGTTAACGCACCAGGAGTCTGGTCAATTAATGACGCATATAATTACAAGAAAGCCGGAACGTGGGTATCTGCACAATTTTCAGTTGACTATTTAGTTGTGGCTGGTGGAGGAGGAGGTGGAACAGCTGGAGCAGGACCTGGAGGAGATAGTTCAGGAGGAGGTGGAGGTGGAGCAGGAGGATATCGTACTTCATTCCCAGGAGGAACAAAATTAACTTTATGTGCATCTTCTACTTATCCAATTACAGTTGGAGCTGGAGGAGCTGCTGGAACAGGTCAAGGACCTACAACAACTGGTTTACAAGGATCAAGTTCAATTTTTTCAACAATTACAAGTGCTGGTGGTGGAGGAGGTGGAGGAGCACCTAATGGACCAACTTATTCTGCACCTATAAGTGGTGGTCAACCAGGAGGATCAGGTGGAGGAGCTGGAGCTTATAGTGGTCAAAACGTTCCAGGTGGTACAGGAAATACACCACCGTCAAGTCCTTCACAAGGTAATAATGGAGCATCAACTAATACAACTGCTCCAAATTATGGATCAGGAGGTGGAGGTGGTGCTGGAGGAGCAGGAAATTCAGGAACTAATACAGTTGGGGGGGCTGGAGGAGCAGGTTCAGCAAACTCAATTTCAGGATCACCAGTAACTTATGCTGGAGGTGGAGGTGGAGCAACATATCAAGGTGGTACACCTGGAGCTGGAGGATCAGGGGGTGGTGGTAAAGGCGGAACTACAACTGCTGCTTTTCCAGGAACAGCTAATCCCGCAGCAGATTCAGGAACAGTTAATACAGGTGGTGGTGGTGGAGGTATGACCCATCTTAATCAAGCAGGAGCCGGAGGTTCAGGTATAGTTATTATAAGAGGACCATCAGGAGCTAATATTACAGCAAGCCCAGGAACTAATACAGTAACTACATTGCCAGCGCCAGCAGGTGGCTGTCAAGTGGCTACTTTCACAGTTTCTGGAACATTAACTACAGGATAAAATTATAGACTTTCTTTTAAAAAGAATTTATAATATAACTAATTAAGGAGTAAAAAATATGGCACATTTTGCAGAAGTAAACAGTTACGGTTTAGTATTAAGAGTTGTTGTTATTGATAACAATGATGTAAACGCAAATGGCGGTGATCAATCATCTGGAGCTGAAGAAGCGGTTAAAAAAATCGTTCCTTTCACAACAGGATCTAGATGGGTTCAAACTTCTTATAACAATAATTTCAGAAAACAATACGCTGGAATTGGTTACACGTTTGATTCCACAAAAAATAAATTCATTGCACCACAACCATTCGCATCTTGGTCGCTAGACTCTAATGACGACTGGCAAGCCCCAGTTGCATATCCAACAGTTACAACTTATGGAGATAACGTAAGATACTTTATTTCTTGGGATGAAGCTGGAAAGAGATGGATTGGTAAAGACGATCAACAAAATTCATTCGCTTGGTCACCTGACACTTCATCTTGGATTGCTACAGGCAATTAAGTTAAAGAGTTTTTAAACAGGAGTAAGTGACCTATGGCCAAAATCAATGGCGGTATTATCGGAGTAATCAATCCAACATCGTTTGGAAAGTGTACGGTTACATCTCAAACAACATCTGGAACATTAACCACGCAACCTGGAACGAGATTAGTTTCTGCTTTAGTAGTAGCGGGCGGAGGGGGTGGAGGTAAATCACCAGCACCTGCAGCAGCAGGATATGGAAAAGCTGGAGGTGGAGGAGCAGGTGGTTATAGAACTTTATGTTGTGCATCAGTTTGTGGAGCAACTCCATATTCAATTACAGTAGGAGCAGGTGGAGCAGGTGGAGCAGGACAAGGAGGATGTGCAACATCGGCTGGTGCATCAGGAAGTATTTCAAGTTTTTCAACAATTACTTCAGCAGGAGGTGGTGGAGGTTCAGGATTAAGTGGTAATCCAGGTGGAGCAGGTGGATCAGGTGGTGGTGGAGCAGGTGGAGTTGGCCCAACAGGACCAACTGATATTGGTCCATTTCCGGGAAATAGTCCACCAGTTAGTCCGCCACAAGGAAATGCTGGAGGAACAGGAGCAACAGGAACACGTTGTTCAGGAGCTGGTGGAGGTGGAGCTGGTGGAGTTGGAGGTAATGCTCCAACAGGAACAGCTGGAGTAGGTTTATCAAATTCATTATCAGGAAGTCCAGTAACTTATGCTGCAGGTGGAGCAGGAAATAATCCTTCTACAGGAACTGCCAATACAGGTAATGGTGGAGGAGGAGGAAGTGGTGCAAGTGGCGGAGCCGGCGGTTCGGGAATCGTTATCGTAAAAGAATTAAACAAGGCAAGTGGTGTTTGGAATTTAAAAAGTCAATTTAGTGCAATTAAATCTGGTACTTGGGTATTACCACAAGATACATTTGATGTAGATTATTTAGTAGTAGCAGGAGGAGGTGGAGCTAATGGTAGTCAAAATGGTAGTGATACTGGAACTGGTGGAGGTGGAGCCGGTGGCTATCGTACTTCTTTTCCAGGAGGAACAAAATTAACTTTAACAGGATATCCTGGAGCATCCTTTCCAGTAACAGTAGGAGCAGGTGGAGCAGGAACACCAAGTTGTGCAACTCAATCTACAAATGGATCAGATTCAATTATTGGAAGTATCACAGCGACCGGAGGTGGAAGAAGTGGAAGTGTAGGTTCTCCTACTTCATTTATGGGTTTTCCTGGAGGTTCAGGAGGAGGATCAGGAGCTAATCCACCAGGAAATGCAGGATTAGGAAATACTCCACCAGTCAGCCCACCACAAGGAAATCCAGGAGGAACTGGTAGTACAGATGGTATAACTGGTGCAGGTGGAGGTGGAGGCGGTGGAGCTTCTGCTGCAGGAACACCAACACCTCCAGGTACTTACCAAGGAGGTCCAGGAGGAGCAGGTTCAGCAAATAGTATTTCAGGATCACCAGTCACTTATGCAGGTGGAGGAGGTGGTGCTGCTGGTAGAAGTAATGGTACAGCTCAAGGATCAGGTGGAGCAGGAGGTGGTGGAACTGCACCAAGTGGAGCAGGAACAGTTAATACTGGAGGAGGTGGAGCTGGAGGACCTGGTTGGGTTTCTGGACCAAAAGCAGGGGGTTCCGGCGGATCGGGTATTGTTATTGTAAGAGCACCATCAGCTAGAACTTTTACAGCAGCGCCAGGAACAAACACAGTTACAACATTACCGGCACCCGCTGGAAGTTGTAAAGTTGCGACATTCACGGTTTCTGGAACACTTACAGTTAGCTAATTATTTACTCTTTACAAATCCTATAGAAATTAATATATAGTATTTAGAAATGAACCTTCAGAATTACTACTACTATTTCCAAAGTGCACTCACACCTAGATTTTGTGATGAGTTAGTTAAGTATGGAAAATTACAGCAAGAACAAATTGCATTAACAGGTGGACAAACTGAAAAAGTTAATAAAGGAAAACCACTTGATGATAAAGATATTCTAGATTTAAAAAAGAAAAGAGATTCAAATATAGCTTGGTTAAATGACAGATGGATCTACAAAGAAATTCAGCCATTCATACATCAAGCAAATAGATTAGCTAACTGGAACTTCGACTGGGATTTCAGTGAGTCTTGTCAATTTACAAAATATGGTCCTGGACAGCACTATGGAGCGCACTGTGATTCATGGGAGTCAGCATATGCAAATAAAGATAATCCAGATACATTTGGTAAAATTAGGAAGCTCTCCGTTACATGTTCCCTATCAGATCCAAGCGAATATGAAGGAGGTGAATTAGAATTTCAATTTAGAAATCAAGATGATCCAACACCTAAAAAGAAATGTGTTGAAATATTACCACGTGGATCAATATGTGTATTCCCAAGTTTTGTTTGGCACGAGGTGCGACCAGTTACAAAAGGAGTTAGATACAGTCTGGTAATTTGGAGCCTCGGGTACCCGTTTAAATAATATGAAAACAGTAGAAGAACAAAAACAATATAGAAGACAACTTTATCTTAAACATAGAGAAAAAAGACTTAAACAATATGCTAAATATAGAAATTTAAACAGAAATAAAATTAGAGCTAAACAAAAAAAATATAATAAACTAAATCCAATTAAAAGAAAAAATGCAATGTTAAAATATCAATATGGTATTACATTAGTTCAATATAATGAAATGTTTAAATTACAAGAAGGTAAATGTGCAATATGCCAAAGACATCAAAACAAATTAACAAGAACTTTATGTGTTGATCATAATCATAAAACAAATAAAGTTAGAGCTTTATTATGTGTAACTTGCAATACAGATGTTTCTGTAGTAGAAAACAGATTAGAAGAAATGACGAATTACTTAAATAAATATAGAAAGGACCTAAACTAATGGCAAAAACAGATCAATTAAACTCATCAATTTATTTCAGTTCACCTGTATATTCTATTGAAATTCCAGAGTGGGTAGATCATGTAGATAAAGTTTGTGATAAATATATTAAAGCAGCAAAAGAAAATAATAAAAAAGTTATTAAACAACGTGAAAAAGAATTAGGTAAAAAAGTAGGTGATTTCTCCATGAGCCATCACTCAACATCTTTAGTTGGAGATCCAGACTTAAAAGAATTACAAGAATACATTGGTTCAACATCTTGGAATGTTTTAGATCATATGGGTTATGATTTAACTAACTATGAATTATTTTGGACAGAATTTTGGGTTCAGCAATTTGCAGAAAAAGGCGCTGGCTCGCATACGCCACATACGCACTATGACAACCATATCAGCGGTTTTTATTTTTTAAGATGTTCAGATAAAACATCTTTACCAGTATTTCATGATCCAAGACCCGGTAAACTTATGACTCAATTACCTTTAAAAAATGAAAAAGAAATTACGTTAGGAACTGATAAAATACATTATAAACCTAAACCAGGAACAATGATTTTTATTCCAGCGTATTTAACACATGAATATATCGTAGACGCTGGACTTGAAGATTTCAGATTTATTCATTTTAATCTACAAGCTGTGAGAAAAATGATTACAGATACTGTAAGAGTACAAACAAAAGAAGAAAACAAAAAGGAGAAAAAATGAGTTTTAAAAAAGATAAGTATATAGTTATTAAAGAAGCGATATCAGAAGATCTTGCAAAGTTTTGTTA